TGATTACAAGGTTATGTATCGCATCGTGCGTTCTGCGCGTATCGACACGGCGAAGCTCCGGCGGGAGTATCCGAAGATTGCCGAAGAGGTAACAAAGGAAGTTGAATCGAATCGGCTCACCGTGAACTAAGGAGGCGCGAGTATGAACAAGAGATACTATGCTGAATGGACGTTGTACGGCGTACTGTATCAGATGTTCGCCGACACGCTCAGTGACATCTGGGACAAGACTTTTTGCCCAGACATCGAAAATCTCGTTGTTGTGGATGGAAAAGAGCAGAAAACATATCATTTATAAGTCGAAACCGCCGCTATGGCGGTCTGGCAGAGATGACCTACTGCCACTGATGATGACAGGTCAACAGGAGGAAATGAAACATGGAATTTACAAAATCGGAAAACAGCAATGCCGCCATTCTGGACGGCGACAGTATCGCAAGATTCATCACCGGCGGCGGGCTTGCCTGCGCCTGTGTGAAACAGGCAATTGCGCCACAGAGCGCGGTGTACGGCTTTGAATGCACGGACATATACTCGTACAAGCCGACTCTTGCAAAACGGCTTGTGCGGCTTGTGGGGACGCGCAGCCATGTACAAGCTCGCTTCATTGAAGATTGCCAGTACGGCGACTTTGGCGTAGAGATTGAACGCAATCCGCGTGGCTCTGTTTACCTTGGCGACATCGTGCACGCAAGCCTTGGCTTGTCCGTGTCTATCGGCGTAGGCATGACCGGCGAACCGGAAATGCTGGACATCGGCAAAGCGCCGCATGTCCTCATTGCCGGTACGACAGGCAGCGGTAAATCCGTATTGCTGAACACCATTATCGCCGGTCTGGTCTATAAGAATGAGCCGCAGAGCTGCGAGCTGGTACTTATCGACCCGAAAAGAGTGGAGTTCGACGCATGGGCGAACATCCCTCACCTGCGTTGCCCTATCGTCCAAGGCGCAGAGAACGCCGTACAGGCGCTTGAGAACCTTGTAGCTGAGATGGACTACCGTTATGAACAACTGTCTTCTAGGGGCTTGAAAACCGCCGATGAGGCAGGTATGAACCGCATAGTTTGCGTCATTGACGAGCTGGCAGACCTCATGATGGTCAGCAAGAAGTCAGTCGAAAGCAATATCGTCCGCATCGCCCAGCTCGGCAGAGCGGCGGGAATCCATCTCGTGGTTGCGACGCAATCCCCACGCGCCGCAGTGGTAACCGGTCTTATCCGTGCCAACATGCCTTGCAAAATCGCTTTGACCTGCAACGGCGTTCGGGAATCTATGATAGTTCTCGATCATGGCGGAGCGGAAAAGCTGCTCGGTGCAGGTGATGCGCTTATCCGCCGTCCCGGTTCGGTCAACGAGACGAGATTCCAAGCGGCGTTTACTCCGGCGGGAGATATTGAACAGCTGGTGTCGTCCGTCAAGGCGAATTGCAAGCCCGCAGAGCATACAGTTCCGATGGAACGCCGCAAGGGCAGTGTGCTCAGATGGATTTTGACCGGAAAATGATTAGGAGGTTTTGAAAATGGGCAAGGTTTACAATCAGCATGGTGTAGAACTGGACTTTGAAGCAGCAGTGCAGCACATGGACACGGACATCCGCGAAAAAGTACATCAGCTAATCGCACCGTGCACCGAGCAGGAGTTCTTCGATAAATACTGCGATCTGCACGTGCAGTACACCGGAAAGATATTCTTCTTGGACGAAGAGAATCCGGTATGGTGAAAACGGAATATCGCAAAAGGGCAGGACTGCGTAGCGGCGGTTCTGCCCTTTACTCATCTCGCTGGCGGGAGGGCGAAAAGCCAGTAGGGACATTAGGGACATTAAAAACGCCAATTCCATATAGGGGGGCTGTATTATAGAAATTATAGAATTTATAGAAAATTTTCTGGTCTATAAAACCTATAAATCCTATAATTCAGTGTTTTCCGTAAATCTAATGTCCCTAATGTCCCTATATTCCATTGCGCCATAATATTACGACTCGTTGTTCAATACAGGTGCTATTTCGGCATAAACATTGGGACATCAGCTAATGTCCCTCTAATGTCCCTAATGTCCCTACCACAAAAATTCTAATGTCCCTACCTAAAGTAGTTAATGTCCCTAATGTCCCATTTTCAAAAGCCCCGACATGCAGATTTGCACGTCGGGGCATCGTCGTTTCGTCCGTTATTCCGTATCGCTTTTATTCATATTTTCCGTTGGCGGGAGTGCTCCCTTGGCATTGCTGAGGTAAGTCTCGGCAAGCCGTTCTGCATCACTGCCGGATACCTCTGCGCCAAGCGGCGTGTGTGCGGTGATGACTGTTTCCGTTTGGTCTCTCATGCCGTCATAGTTCTTCTGCCAGAAGATGCCTGTGACCGGATTGACTTTGCCATCTTGCATAAGTCCTTCCCTGTATAGAGCGCAAAATTGTTGCACATTTTTGATAAAGTCGGTGCGTGCGGGGTTCGTAGTGCACCGATTCGCCCAATCCCACGCGGTTCCTTTGTCGATTCCAATAGCGGCATACGCGGCTTGATTGCCAATCTTCATATCATACTTTGCGCAAGTATCGAGATAATGCATAAACCTTCTCTTCATCTCTTCAACATCGTTATAGTCCAGCTTCTCAGTCGGCATAAGCTCCATCGTGAACTGAATCATTCGAGTGTTGTATCCTTCCGGCAAATCGGGGTTATGCCCTTGTATAATCGGGCTGTTCTTCCTCGCCTTCTCCAAGTTCGCAGGACTGCTTTTCTGATACCCTGCCGTCCGCCTTGGCTGCTTATCCTTCCCTCTGCCCATTCGTCTACCTTCTTTCATATCTTATCAATCGCTTCTAATATCGCGGACTGTGCTCGCTCGATGCAGCCCACTACGCCGTTCATGCGCTTCTCCACTTCGTCCTGTATGGCATCCTGCGTGGCATCGTCCATGCTTTCCTCGATGTACTCACGCAGGTCATAACCGCCCAACGCCTCTACCCAGCTCAGTGCGTCCGCCAAGTCCTCTACGAACTCATAGTGTCCGTTGATGTATAATCTCTTCATGCTACCCACTCCCCTTCAACCGGGTCAAAGTGAATATCCAGAGCGGCGTACAGCCGGAGAAGCGTTTCGGGACGCACGTTGTATCCCAGCCGCTCATATTTGTTGATGTCAGATGGGCAGGTATGCGCGATCTTGGCAAGTGCCTCACAGGTCAGCCCGCGACGCTTGCGAACGAAGGTCAGCCAACCCGTCAGCTCGGCTCGTGCTGCATCGTCCTTGCGAGCTGCCAGCGAGGTCTGCACCACGGAGCACATGCGCTCCGCTGGGTCGAACCGCGTTGGTGCAACGATGTCATTCGGCGTTACGCCCAGCGCCGTGCACAGGTCAGGCAGCACGGAGCACTTGATAGTCGTTGTTCCGCGCTCCCAGCTCCGCAGTGTGGACGGCGTGACACCTACCATATCGTACAAGTCGAGCTGCGTCAGGTTCGCCGCTACGCGGTAGTAGGTCAGTCTGTAGCCCTGCGCCTCAGCTGTCGTCATCGTCATCCTCGTCATCCTCGTCATCACTCAGAAAATCCCTCTCGTAGTCGTCCCATGTGTACTCTTCATCCTCGTGCTCTTCCCTAACCTTGTCCAACAGGTCGTGCAGGTGCCGTGTCGATGCGTGGAACGACAGCTCCATGAGTTCCATCTCGTCCATATCGCCGGTGTGGTAAATCTCCGCATTGCCCTTGCCATGGTTGACCACCACCGAAAGTCCGGTGATGGTCTTGTCCTTATATACGGTCTGCAACATTGTCTCCCAGAACTCCGGGAACGGAAGGTACTTAATCTTTGCCATTGTCATTTCCTCCTATTAGCCGCTTCGGCTGGTTCAGTAATCAGTTCGGCATACGGCAGGGATTCCACCCACGAGCAGAAGTCGCACCACTCGTCCAGCTTGTGATTCCGGCGGGCGTGGTACATGTTACGCAGGACAGCATAGTTCAGCTGTACAGTCCGCTTCTGATTGTAGCTGGACGGAAGAAGCTGGATGAGCTGCCACCACCAATCTTTGTTATGCGTTGTAAGGTACTGCTCTCGACACGTGTTCAAATCCTTGCACAGGTTCTTGATGCACTCAATTCCACCACTCATCAAATGCTCGTGGCTGAAATCGTCCCACGTAAATTCCTTGTCCGCAATCGTGTGCATAGTAGAACAGCTATTCGCCACTGTGCCGACCTTGTAAACATCATATTCTTTCCAATAATACAGCGGTGCGGTGATGTCCGCCGTTACGTTAATCATGCGCATAAACTTGGCGTGGTCAGAACCGGCACAGATAAGTCGCATCATAAGCGCACGATCCTTTCTGCCTACAACTCTAAAATCAACACTATGCTCCACAATGCTCTCACGCCAAGACTTGCTATCGCTATTATCCCAGCTGTTATACGGATTTCTCATGCCTCGGATGGCTGCATCCCAGCCGAATACCTCTGTGTTTGTAATCTCAATCATATTATACATCTCCTTCCGCTCTGTGTAACGACTTTTCTACACTGAACCCATCAGGATAGCGGGCACGGAGCTTATCAATGTTCAGCTGCATCACATCCTCAAGACTGAATCCATACGCCGAACACAGCTCCGCAATCATCCAAAGGCAGTCTCCGATTTCCTTCATCAAATGTTTTTCGTCAAGCTCGTGTCCCTGATACCATTTCTGAAACAGCCCCGCAACCTCGCCAGCTTCGGATGTGAGACCGAATACAGCATGGCATACCATGTCGGTGTACCGATCGGCATAACGGAAATTGCACGTGCGCATTGCAAGTTTCTGATATTCATTCGGTGTCATTTTTTATCCTCCCCACTCAATTCCAGTGCCTTGTTCAGGTACCAGATGGCTTTCTTGATGTCCTCCGCATTGTTCTTGCGGCGGTGTCTGTAAAGGTACTTGAACGCATTGCAGACGCAG